AATTCCCCAGGCAAAGAACCTATATCTTTACCTGTACAAACTAAAGGTCTAGTGACTATTATAGTCTCTATTTTGTCCCTTAATAAGTGTTCAGAAGCCACACCAGCCACAATAAAAGATTTACCGGTACCAGATGGTCCGGTACAAAAAGTAACATCATTTTCTATAATAGATCTGATGTATGTTTTTTGATTTTCTGTCTTTGCGACTAGTGTATTTTTTTCCTTTTCTTTGTCCTTCTTCTTTTTCCTCAAACGCGAATTGTTATTTTCCAGTGCTGCCAAAGCCGTTGTCTCCTCGTTGCGAGGAACCTAACGTATCATGGACCTCCATAGTGACGCGAGGAACCTCTTGGAATATCATCTGAGCGACTCTATCCCCGGTATTAATTACAACATTCTTATCAGAAGTATTGTAAAGACATACCATTATCTCTCCTCTATAACCACTATCCACTACACCCGCTAGAACATCTATACCTTGTTTAACAGATAGGCCGGATCTGGGCCATATTAAACCAGCCATATGTTCTGGCATTTGTAGGGCTATCCCCGTTTTGACAGTTTTTCTTTGTTTTGGTGGTATGACGGTTTCTACGACTGAATAAAGATCAAAACCGGCATCCGTTGTGTTTGACTTTGTTGGTAATGTTGCGTCTGCCTCTAACAATTGTACTAAAACATTATTCAATTTTAAACTCCTTAAATAATTTCGCACTTACCGCCAGAACAAGCCCACTCTTGTTCGGCCTTTACATTGTTCTGCTCCTCAATCACATTAGTATAATCGACTTCCTTATACTCGCGGTTCATGTCGAGCCAATCTTTCCAATTATAAACATCTTTCATGCAATATGTTAATTGCTTTAGGTCGCCGTTCATGTACTTATCTGCGAATCTTTGACATCTTTCAAGATAGGCTTTCTTTTCTGTTCCCTTTATTTTTTGACCAAAGCCTAAAAGACTGTCACACGCGGCCCATAAATTATCATCATATAATTGAAGGCCGACTTCTATTAAACCACTCACGAACACGGCGGCATCACCATAATGTTGAATTTGTTCACTTGGTAAATATACGGTTGTAAATGGTGCTTGTGCGTAATCTTTGTCCCCAGCGATTGGGAGTAACGAAACGCCACAGAAATACTTGCGATTGCTATAGATAAAATCAGTCACAGCATCCCACTCTTCTGGTTTAACATTAATAGTGTTGGAAACATTATGAACTAACCAGGGTTGTGTACATAGATTTTTATTTGTACCTGTTATAACCCAATTCTGCTGAGTGCTTTTAACATACTTTAAAAGCTCTATAGCATCTACTTGGTTCTTTATCTTAGATCCATCTGGTACCTCTACGCAAAATGCTACAACGTCATCGGAATCATTATTTGACCATACGCTTTCTTCACAAGCCCGTGGATTTTGCTCTCTAAAATACTGGTAGATCGGTTCCATCTTATTGGCTTGTACTCTTCGTATATACCTCTTTGCGTGGTGAGGATGAATACCAGAAGAAGTTCCTAAAATACAACTTGATGTGCCTTCTGGCTTAACGCACGTTGTTCTAGCGGCTTGATTGATACCAATAAGTTTTGCTATCTTAGCATTGATATCCTTTACAATTTTAGCCCCCTTTTTCTGAATATTTGGATCTAGACAAATTTCATGCTTTTCCATGATACCTGTCATAGATACTCCTAATAATGCTTCTCTACTGATAATGCGTTCAGAAACTTCGCCAAGATAAGGGAACTTTGTAAACCCTGCTTGAAGGGTGCCTATAATTGCGGCAGAAGCACAAGCTTCATAAAAATCTTCTTCAGTTTTTACTTTCGCACAGTTGATGGTTGAAAGGTTACAAGCCTGCCAGCCAGTTTCACCAGTAGTTTCATCTACGGGCCACATACCAATTTCTACGCATGGATTAACAATTAATTCTTTTGAATCTGACCAAACAAATCCTGGCTCACCAAACTCCTTAACAGAATTCATTAACTCAGCAAATTGTTCTTTTGTTGTTTCGTCGCGTATAAGCATGGCTGAATTGTTTGATCTACCGCGTTGCGGATTATCAATAAACCAACTGCCGGTTTTAGCCTTTGCCATTTCCTCGTCATCGGCAGAGAATACACAAATAGTAGCACTACGACGAACGCCACCACTGATAACAGCGTCGGCACTATACATAACTATATCGTAAGCTTCAATGGGCTTGATCTTGCCGCGACCAGACTTTATTGCTCCATCCAATACCTTTTTAATATTGTTCAAAGCTTTCTTTAGTGGTTCTGGGCCTGGAGCTTTACCGCCACTTGATTTTAAATACGCACCCGCTGGACGAATCTTTGAATAATCAAATGTGACATTTTTTCCACTATATTCTGGGAAAAGATCACAACCCTCAAAATAACTTGATACAAGAACACCGATTGCGTCTGACCAACCTTCGATAGAATCATCTATGATAAATTTTTTAGAGCCGTTCTTTTCTTTGATGATTGGTGGCATCTTATCTATATGGTGGCGTTGCACCGAGAAGCCGGTTCCACAACCGCACAATAATAGATACATACACTCTTGAAAGAATCTCACCCTATCAATATAAGAAGCGATGCAATTGTATATGCGGGCGTTATGTTTAAAGATTGGTGAACCGCCGAATTGTAATGCTCTTTGCGAACCAAGAATCCTCTTCTTTTTCATATCTTCATATGCTGTAGAGATGGCGTTATTGATTTCGGCGTGATTTGCATCTTCTGGGTTAACATATGCGTCAACCATCATTTGCTTTACTCTATCGACTGCCTCATGCCATGTTTCTCTTCTTTTCTTTTCTGGTATCCATCTAGCATATTTAGATACAAAGGTATAGTTCATCAAAGATTTTATCGACATTTAACACTCCCTACTAACTTACAACAGTATTAATTGAATAATTTTTTGAAGAGTCTTTCGACTATAAACTTTAACACTACGGGCAATAACACATACAATAAAATAAATGTTAGTATTGCCGATCCATAGCGTTCTTCATTAGCAACATTGTCTCTTATAAAGTTTTTGCATTGTGATTTCAATACTTCTTGTTCGGCTTTATTTGCCTGTGTAAAACAAGAGCTTTGACTAGCTATTGTAGCCCATTCGGCCCCGTATTGCAAACATCGTTGGGCTAATTTTTGCCTAGCTTCATCTGAATACTGGCTAGATATATCGGCCTCTATGTCTGAAAAATCAAACATTTGACCAAAACTTAATTCGTTGGTGCTATCATAGTAAAAGTCTATGTCTGGTAAATATTTTATTTTAATGGTTCCGCCGTCTTTACCTAACGCTAAACCATTGACATAAGCAGACAAACTTATAAATCTAGTCCAAGTTATTTTTGGAGATTTGTCTTGAAAGTCTAGTGAAACTTCATCCCCATTTTGAGTTGCCATTATGCTCAATGGCTGGGGAAATTGAATGTTTATATTGTTAACAGAATAACCAGACTTAGAAAAAATTTGATAGACTATATCTCTAATTTCTCTTAAATTGATCATATTATTGTTTCTGTATTAAGGCCCAAGCTAAACCGGTAAACTTTAAGGATATATCAAGCTTTTCATCGTCAGTCAATACGTGATTTTCGTCACCTATGCTTGATCTTAAAAGTTTGATAATGCCTTCATCTAGTCCGTTATATTTGTCATTTAATTCATTGTTGAAAAAATGATTAGCGGCTAAAACGTATACATCATTGGTTTGTTGGTTATCTGCATTATAATCTTTAATTCTTGTCGCAAACTCTTGATTAAATATAGCAAGCTTGGCCCTATCTGTTGGATCTGTAACTAAATCCGCGACAGGTTTTACCAGTTCCATTATTGCTTCAGTGGGTTCTTCTATTTCTAGAATAGCAATTTCTTCATCATCAATAATAGTATTGGTTTGGTTTTGCCATGCAAGAGTTATACCAAAAACTATTAGACCTATCGCTAATAGGTTTTTCAAATTAAGAATGGACTTCATCTTCTAACACCCCGTTTAGTAGTGGAAATACTTCGTCTAGTTTTGTTGATGCTACTTCTAAATCAAAAGCATCGCACTTTTCTTTTAATTGATACCATAAGCCAACAATTTCTAAGAATTCTTTTTGTTTATTGGTCTTCACTGTTGGTGATGGTTTGGGTGTATTTGAAAAGAATAATGTTGAAATTAAGTATGGGAAATCTATAAAATTGGAGAGCAGAATCAATACTCCTAATCCTATAGAACCATAGATTAGATATGCTGCATTCATGAATTTACCTTTATTAATTGTTACCGTGATAAGGACAAGCTGTTTTGTGACCATCTCCTTGAACTATTATACCCGTTCCCTTGCAAATACACTTTTTGGGATCTGGGTCAGTACCATCATCCGGTAATGGTTCTGGGTTATTGACAAATATTTCTTTTTCTGCTTTGTCAAAAGCCTTTGAGCAATCTTGCTTCCATTCTTCTACGTAGGAAGCGTACATATTGTTAATGTCTTCGTTTTTTATAGAGCAAAATGTGGGATTGCAACAACCCACAAAAAAGATCATGGGTATAAGGAGTAGGTATTTCATATTAATATCTCCATTAGGTATACTATGTTATACACCTAAACGCTGTTCTGGATTGCTGTTATTAATGCTGATACACGATTGTCTAGTAGGGCAAGGTCAATCGACTCTCCAATCGAATAGAAGGCGAGGCGGGCATCGGAGTGGTATGACGAGCCATCAGACATAACGAACAGATCGCCTGGGTCGGGAGTGTCCGATGGAAACGCTGTGCTAGTGGTAGTCGCGCCGTTTGCGCGATACTCAAAGTCGGACGCCTGAAACCGAGACATGCCTGCAAAGCCAATCATGTCGGCGTTCAAGACGTCGGTTGTGCTGGCAGTAGACGGCCGATTCACGCCCCAGTTGGTCGTTACAGAACCCCGGAAAAATGAACTGCTTCCTACAATGTTTCTTCCGGCACTGGCGATGTAGACGGTTCCGGCACTCGAGGGAACTGTTGAGATGTATGCAGAAATGTGCTTGTCATCCTGCGGGTCATCGTCGTTCGCCCTGTTGCTATCCAGATACGTCGTAGACCCGTCGCCCTTCAGCCCCGTCTCGCGGTTGTAGTCGGCCTCTGCGAAGTTGTTGTTCGTCGGTGCCGTACCCTTCAGTGGCACCAACGCCCCGGCCAGCGTGCGGGCACCGGCGAGGATGCAGGAGGCTTTGATGGAGTCCCAGATGCCGTCCGACTTGCACCCGGTGATGAAGCCGTCCACCGCATTCGCTACACCCACTTCCACGCCCGTCCCGTCAGCGGCCTTCACCGCTGCGAGGTAGGTCAGCGCGTCTGCGTCAGTGGGGACAGCCTGGGAGCCGAAGCCGGGGAAGGACTTGGCGTATGGGTGATCGTAGGGCAGTTGGGCCTGGAGGCCGTATTTCCACGCCAAGAAGCCTTCGACCTTCTGCCGCTCGGCAGTGCTAAGTGCTTTTTCGTAACACAGAATCTCAGCAATGTCGCCCGCAAAAAACTCTGCCGCAAACGTAGGTAAGGGAAGATTGTAACCAAACCCTACGCCTAAGACGCGGTCTAAAGCACTTGCATCCCGCGTCCGGG